TTATTGATCCTGCTGTTGGGGTCATTGGCCGTCTTGGCCGACGTGAGCTTCTTCTTCATGCCCTTCATCCGGGCACAGAAGCTGTCCCGGCGCGAGCCGCCCTCGGGCTGTGGGGCTTTCAACCCCGGTTTCCCGGGGTTGGCCTTGTTGTAGCTGGCTCGGCCCTTGGCATTTAGCCCGCCTTTCGGGTTCTTACCTTCTTTGCGGGTCCATGCTGGTGACTTGGCCATCACATCATCCGTAGTAGATGTTGATGGAGTTCAGACCATCGGCGTAGACGTACACGCCGATCATCGCCAGCATGCCGTCCCCGGGAACAGAAAATCCGTTGAAGAAGATATCTGACGCAGAAGTATGGTACGTGGCAAGCCACCCTGCGTTGTTCCCGTTCTTGGTGCTACGGACGTACCGGCAGACAGTGCTCGTGGCGATGGTCCCACTGTTGATGTCTGTGAGGGTGAAGGTGTCCGTGCCGGTGACAGTGATAGCATAGTTGCCCGGGGTTGCGATTACGCCGCTGGCCTCTTCATACGAAATGCCAATGACGTCACCGGTTTTTAGGCCGTGCGCGCTCTTGGTCACGGTCACGGTATCACCGCTGCGCCCATAGGTGGCAGCCACGGGCGCGACGTCGGTGTCCCAGACTTCAAGTATGCCGCCGTCGTTTCCGCCGACGACATCAATCGCCTTAACGCGAGCCCTGTTCTTGTAGATGAAGCCACTGCTGTGCAGGTGGCCACTGCGTACATCTGTCGCGCCCATGGTGCTGTGCTCCTATTAGGCGTCGTAGCCGAAGATTTCGATCAGCAGACGACCTGCGGTGTAGGCCGCGTTCGAGGTGCCCTGACCAACGAGATAGAGGTACTGGTTGGCGGCGATGTCGGTGCCAAAGACAGCCGACCCCAAAGCCAAAGTGCCGGAGTTGATGATCTGGGTTTCGGTCAAAGTCGAGATCGCGACGTCCTCAACGCCCGTGCCTTCGGTGGCCGAGTACAGGTCGATGTCGGTGTCGCCACCAGCCGGGAGTTCATAGCATGTCATGCGGACACCGAACACGGTGCCGTTGTCGGCAGTCGTGACACGAGCAATGTAAGCCACGCCCGCACCGTTAGTACCAATGATGTCGCCAGCCGTACCGCCAGACTGCAGGCCGGTCAGGTCAAGCATGATCGAGGTGGTGACAATGCCGTTGTTGCGAGCAACGGAGGTCTCGTAGACCGTACCCGTACCAGCGGTGATGCCGACACCTGCGGGGTTTGCGATGCCGAAGCCGAACGAGCCGGTGAGGGTTTCGACCCCGGTGGTGGGGCTAACGGAGATGGTCTGGAAGCCGTTTTGCGAACGGACGGGACCGCTGAACGTGGTATTGGCCATGATAGTACCCCTTGCACAAGGATTCGCCGCGCAGTCTGTGCATCGTCAGGTCGGGCGTCCTGTCTGCGTGGCTGATGATACCCTGTGCGAAGGATACACTAGGTTCGATGCTTAGTCGAGGCCCTTGCCCGTTGCTCCTCTGCAGCGCAGACCACGCACTGTCCTTTAGTGTAGCGCGGGGCGACATGCCCGTGCGTGCACGGCTCACCCGTGAAGTATTTCTTGGCCCCAATACGCTTGGCCTCGGTTCTAGTGCGCGGTAGATCAGCGTATCCCTCGGGAACCTCCTCCGTCGCTACTTTCGGCGCAGCCTCACCCGAATACCAAAGCAGGCACCCTGCAAAGGCCCCTCTTTCGACGCGCTCTCCGCTTTTGCACGCGCGGATGATAGTGGCTATGGAAACCCCGAACGTGTCTCTGATGAAGGTTAAGCTAGGGTGGGTCTCCTGCCGCCCGTCAGAGTATTGTACAACAATGGCCTTCTGGAGCTCGTCGGCATTGGTTGGGCGCTTCCCGTAGAAGTGAGATTCTACTCCCCGCTTGACTGCGGCAGCGATGTTTGCGCGCCCTAGCTCGGACAACGCCTTACCCTTCATGGGGCTCTCTCGGCCCTTCTGGGTCTCACTTATCTTCGCGCGAACTTCATCTGAGACAGCTTGCCCGTAGCGGTAGTGGTTTTCGCCCGCGGCTTTTCCTTTGCGGCTATCGCTGAGTTTTTCGCGGGATTCGGCGGTCATTGTTTGCCCAAGCCTCGGAGCAAAGGCGTCCTTATTCACGTTGAAACAGTTGTGCTGCCCCACGTGGTCATGAAGGTATTTGTTCTCCGCGCCGAGAGCATCAGCGCCTTCCGGTAACTCCTCAAGAACCTCGAACACAAAGGCTTCCTCGCCATACTTGTTCCACGACGCCTGCATGTGGGGGTTTTTGTGTTCGTTTCGTTTAAGGGCATAGCGGTGCTGCCACTCCCTTCGAGCGAACGACTGCGAACTCCCGATATAGAAGTCCCCAGTCAGCATGTTCGTAATCTGATAAACGACGGGCATTGCGATCTCCTGTGCTTGTAAACAATAAATACAAGGCGCGGGGTTACAAGTCAAGCTTTGTATCGTATATAGTAAAGAAAAACCCCGCCGAAGCGGGGTTTTCCAGTGTTTTCAAGGGTTTAAGCGTCAAGCGCCGGGCGAAGCGTACATGGCCAGAGGATCGGAAACGCCGAAACTGTAGCGTTCGCGAGCCTTATAGCGAACGTTGCCTGTGTCAAAATCCCCGTCCATTGACGTGGACATCGCGACGCGGACGAAGTGCTTCAAACCGTTCGGGATGTCGGTGGTGAGGTACCACGCGTCATTGTCCGTCAGGTAGTGGTTCACTGCGTAGCCGCCCGGGATCGAGCCGTTCGACCTGAGGGCGTTGAGATCGTTATCGGCGGTGCCGACGCGGAGCTCAGTTTCCAGCAGACGAGTAGCAACGAACATCAGCGACGGCGGAACGATCAGCTTGCGCGGGCGAGCGGCGATCAGCAGACCGCGTTCGTCTTTGTAAGCTGCGATGTCGATCACAGCCTGTTCCAGCGAGGTTTCGTTGAGGTCGGCGTCAACCGAAGGACGGTTGGAGTTGGTGCCGCCAGCAACGGTCGGGTGCGCCGTGTTGAACAGGGTCACACCGTCGCCCGATTGGAACGTGGTGAAACCGGTGTTCAGCAGCGAAGCTGCCTTGACCTGCTTGGTGTACGCCATAGCGCGAGCCAGCGCTTTGGTGTAACGAGCCGAGAGCGAGTCGTACAGGTTGTCTTCCATGGCTTCCTCGGTGATCGAGAAGCCCATGGCCACCGTCTCGTGATTGTAACGAGCGGTGAACGATTCCTGTGCGTTGTCATACGAGATGGCAGAGCCTTCCGGTTTCACCGGTGCTGCGCCAAAACCGGACAGTTTGACTTCCTCTTCGAACGAACGTTCGGAGCTTTCAGTCTCATAAATCTCGGCATGCTCGTTTTCGTACTTGGCGTACTCAAGACCGAACAGGGCGTTGAGGCCCGGAAGCAGTTCTTTAAGGGCCTGTGCGCGTGAAATAGCCATCTGTCAGCCCTCCTTACACGCCAATCGCAGCGGTCAGCTGCGTGTAGTTAAGTTTCACGACCAACAGCGGGAACGAGGTGCCGGTTTCGTCGCCACGAGGGCCACCGACGTAGTCGATGATTCGCAGCGGGAGGTTGGCATCGGTGCCGATGGTGGACGCATCGAGTGCGACGCGCGAGGCTTTGAACGTGGTGTTCACCGCGCCCTGAACAATCGCGGCGTTCTTGCCGTAGATGTCCAGCGAGTTGGTGATGGCCTCGTCTGCCTGCACAACGTACAGGGCCTGCGGGTCATCCACGACGAACGCGAGCGCGTCCGAAGCAACGGTGCCGGTCGGCCACATGTTGCTGAACGTGATCTGCCCAGTCGAGGGGTCGGTGTACGAGCAGCCAGCAAACACGCCGAGCATCGCGATATCGGTCGAGGTGTCGCCGGTAGCGGTCTGCTTGGTGATCGTGGTCGAAGTGCCGTTGTCAACGAGGTTGACGATATCTCCGGCGGCAATGTTGACGGCGAGACCCGACGCGATGGGGTACTGGCGGAAAACCTCCAGCGAGCCATTGTCGAGACGGCCAGTCACACGCAGACCGAAGGGAGCATTGACGGAACCCATAGGTTCTCTCCTTCATCTACAGAGTTGTGTTCACGGCAATCACTTGCCGAACGATGTTTTTGTTGAACGCTCGGGCCGAAGCACGGGCATACGCGGGTCGTTCTCACGCATGAAATTGCGGTCAACTGCGTCGATCTGGTTTTGAGCCATCTCGAGTTGGCCTTCCACGCGTGCGTCCGCGTCCTCAACCGGAATGCTGCAGAGCAGCAATCCACCAACTTCGACGTTGCCTTTAAAGCGCGAGTCGAGGTCGGACATAATTTGCAGCTCAGGATAATCCTCTGCCCTTACGGGCGTGTAGCCCTCTCGGAACCGAGACGACACGTTAGTCATGTCTGCGTTACCCATCGTGGAGGTGCGAATCCACCGGAACTTAATGCCCGGACGGTCTTCGGGGGTAGGCAACATGGACTGCCGCTTCCACGTTTTTTTGCGCGGACTCGTATTTTCGCGAGTCTCGAGAGTACGTGGGGTCCGATCAGCCATTTGTCATATCCTTTAGCTTTTGCGCCGCGAACACCTTGAGAGGTACCCCAAGGCGCTTGGCGAGAGCGGCCTCAGAGGAGGTTAGCACGACCTTGCGTGGGGCTTTCGTGCTGCGAGCAGCAGGGGCGACCACGGGGCCAGTCTGACGGCGAGGTGCTTTTTCCTCAACTTGCCCGTCGTCAAACCTATCTGGAAACGTGCGGCGAACCGCATCGTCTATCTTAGAATAGTACAAATCGCTCGCCGGATCAATTCCCTGACCAACGAGGTCTTCGTGGAGGCCCATGGCAAAGCCGGTCATGGCCTTGTCCTTCATGAACCACGCGTTCTTCTCGGCCCACTTCATGGCCCGATCATCGGGTTTTGCCACCTGTGGAGCCGCTTGCTGCGGTGCTGGTGCGGTAGGCTGCGCGGGGCGCGGCTTGTAGTTCTGCACCCGGTCATTCTCGACCTGCAGTTTGAGCAGCTTCTCCTGTGCGGCAAGCACAGCATCAGCGTCACCACTCTCATATGCGGCCTTGTAGGCAGAGCGTGCAGAGGAAAGCTCGCTCTCAAGGCGGGCCTTGGTCTGCCCAACAAAAGCGGTTTCGCCCTCAGCGTAGGCCTTGCGAAGCTCCTCGTTCTCTTTGCGGACCTTCTCAGCGTAGGAAATGGCCTCCTCACGGAGACGAACAGCCTCTTCCTTGGCGCGGCGTTCGGCGTGCTGGTCGAACTTGAGCTTGTTGATGCGTTTTTTGACGCTATCGGAGTAACCCTCTAGGTCGTCATCATCGGCACCTTTGGACTCAACCTCGGTTTCTGGGGCTTTCGGCTTGCCTTTATCGGGCTCTGGGGTGTCGTCTTGGACTTCGATCTCCAGATCGTCGTCGCCATCCAGTTCCACTTCGATGTTCTCGCTCATGCTACGATCCCCCAGTCTTCGGCCAACATATCGGTCTGGCTGGCAAGCCACGGAACCCGCGCCCCCGGTGTATGCAGGGAGTCATGCGGGTAATTCAGGTAGACGTAGGGCAGCGTCATCTTGCTGTGCGCGTCAGGAACCTGCAGCTCCAACCACATACCCTTGCCGTTCCATCCAGTGCGCGAAACACGCTTGCCCTCTTTCAGGGCGCTGATTGCGTCTCCAAAGTTCATGCTCTGCTATACCCCCGTGGGTCTTCGACAACGGCTTCGACCGTGTCATCGTTAATCAGACGAAACTCCTTGCCCATCACCTTGAAGCGGGTGCCAGAGTAGGACCGGAAGATGATGAAATCGCCTTCCCTGCACCAAGGGCCGGACGGGAATTTGTTCTCATCGCTATAGGCCTCTGGGCCCGCTTTGATGACGAAGCCAATGACGGATGCCGTCTCCTCAGCCTTTTTCAGCTGATCTGGCATGTACACGCCACCTTCGGTTTTCTCGCTGACTTCGGGGACTGCAATCAGCAGTCTGTAACCGGAGGGCTCAGGTAGCTTCGCTTTGAGCTCCTCGTCCTCCACTTTGTTAGCCGTATACATAGTATCTCCTGCAGTGATTCAGGCTCACAGCGCCTTGCGCGGGACATCCGCGTAGCTCAAAGAAGTACAGCGGAGTGTATCAGTCCGCAATAAATCTTTTCTCTAGGTCCTTGATGTCGTCCTCCATGCGCTGGAGAGCGGTGTACTCTCCGGTGGCACGACAATAGTCCTCGTAGGACTTGGCACCGCCGTTGGCGAGGTGCTCCATCAGGCGCACCCGCTGCTCGGTGATACCGCGGAGGAGAAGGGCGAAGACGGTGTCCTCCATCATTTACCCTCACCGCCTTGGATTGGCCCTTGGCGCTGCTGTAGCGTGCGGGCAGCCTCGATGGCCAGCCGCGTGCCTTCCATCTGCGCTTTGACGTTCTCGCGAACAGCGTCGGTGGCCAGCTTTGCCATGGTGTTTGCCGCGGCCCGGTCGTTCTCGCTCTCGACGCGCTCCTGCTGGATGACGAGGTTCCCAGCCTGATTCGCGGCGCTGACCTGCAGCTTCTTGTTGTCGATGTCGATCTTGTGGTCCAGCTCGCGCTCTTTGAGCTCGATCTCCTTCATCTGGATGATCGTCAGCGGGTCCTGAGCCTGCTGCTGAGCCTGTGCGGCCTGCTGCTCTGCCATGTTCTTGTTGAAGAGCTTGCCCGCGGCCTGAGCCACAGCGCGCGACAGCTGGACCTCGACATCCTCCGGCAGCGGCTCGCCCTCGGGCGGCAGCGGTACGCCCAGAGTCATCTCGATCTCTTTGCGATACTGGTAGGCGAGATGCTCGGTGATGTGCGACATGGCCGCGGCCTGAATAGCCCCTGCGAACGGCGATTGGCCGACCATCTGAGCGATTTTCGGGTCCTGCATTGCCGCCATGTGGGCAGCAATGTGCGCCTCGTGGTCTTGGTACAGGAACGCCTTGACCGGAGTCTGCTGCAGCAGCGCCATGTTCTCGGCGACCGGGTCCATCGGCTTGATGTCTTCCGGAAGCTTGATGATGTCGCCCGCGTCTTGGATACCCAACACCTCGAGCATCTGCTGGTGCAGTTTACCCATGTCGTAGAGCTGCGGAGCCTGCTGAGACAGCTGGAGAGCCGCCTGATACTGCATGATCCGCTGAGCCATGGTGGCAGCGTTGGGGTCGGATACCGGGATCACGTCAACCCGACCGTCGAAGTCGTTGATCCGGTTGAAGTCGCCGTCCATCTCGTAAGCATACTCGGCGGGCATGTAGTCGTGGATGATCCGCGCGAGGATGCGCAGCTCGTGCTTCATGGCTGCGTGCAGGCGGGCTTGGACGCCCGACATGACCTTGAGGCTACGCTCGAGCAGGGCCAGCGTGGTACCCACCGGCGCGTTTGCGCTCATGTCCCCCACTTGGATGTCTGCCACGGAGCCGATGCGACGGCCTTCCTCGACGACGTTACCCAGTAGGGTGTACAGGACGCCCGACGGCTCCTTGTACGGCATCGGGAACAGGCTCTCGCGGAGCGTACCACCCGACACGTCAGCGTCACGCCATTCACCGGGCATGAGCGGAGTGTTGTCACCTTTGATACGCAGCGAGCGCGACTTTAGACCAGCTGGCAGGTTAGAGAGTGTACCCGCGTCGATCAGCTGGCGCAGGATTGATGTGGCCGACTTAGCCAGACCACCGATCAAGTGGATCAGACCCGTGCCGTAGAACCCCATCCCCGGCAGGTAGGGGTAGTGGGTGAAGTGCATCAGTTTGCGCTTCTTGGCGTCGTCTTCTTTCCAGTTACGGCGGATCGCAAGAACGATCCGAGACGTCTTGTCGATGGTGATGACGTAGGGCCGCGCTATGCCGTTGGAATCGGCGAAGGGCTCCGGCAGGTCGATGTCCACGTGCATCTCCAAGAGCGTGCGACGGGGGTCGTCCTCGTAAGTCTGCTCCTCACCAGCCAGCTCGGCGTACTTCTCCTCGACGTCCGTCAGGTCTTTCTCGGCATCAGGCAGCTCGACGTCGCGGTAGAAGCCCACAACCTGCAGCTCACGGACCTCGTTGTCCGTTTTCTTCATCACATGCGTGAAGCGCGGGCAGACGCGGAGGTTAGAGGCACCGTAAGACACCACGAAGTCCTCAGCGGGGACGAAAATCGACGCCGGACGCTCCAAAATGGGGTCATAATAGGTCTTTTTGAAGGCAGAACCCGCCAACGGCAGCCGGAACAGCATCAGCTCCAGCTCGTCGCGATACTCGGGCATCTCCTCAGTGATGAGGTAATTCATCTCGTTCTGGACGCGGTTGGCCTGATCTGCCTTCTCCGGCGTCAGTTTACCCATGATTTTTGTGCGGACAGGCCCGCTGGCGGGCATCAGCTCGCTCATTGCCTGCGCTTGGAACCGCACCACAGCCTCTGTCAGCATCGGGTGATACACCCCGGAGGCCCCTTGCCATGGCTGCGTGCGGTCCTCGATCTTCATACCCAGCAAATCAAGGCCGGTGATGTAGGCTGAGGCCCAGTCTTTGCGGCTCTCACGGTCAGACATGAAGGAGCTAACCAGATCGCTGGCGATGCTCTCAAGCTCCCCATCGTCAATGCTTTCGGCAAGGTTGGCATCGTGCTCGTTCGGGGAGTCGCCCTCTTCGTCGTCCTCGCCTTCACCGAAGTCGATTGTCACTTCGCCCGTGTCAGCGTCGATCTCGATTGACGGTTCTTCGTCAGTGGCAATGGCCACCTCGATCTCCGGCTCTTCTCCCGGTCCAAGCTCGAACGGCGTCATCGGCTTCTCGATTGCCATGGCATATCCCCTGTAGGTCTCGGAGAGACCTTAGCACGAGGTGTTAAACCTAGCAATGTGGTCGCGAGGGGCGCGGATGATGGATGATTAGCCGTAGCGCAGTCTGATCTTCGACCAACACAAAACCGCAGTTTCGGTGCGCCCCTCGGGAATATTGGTATCGCTGCGCTACAGCGACCACAACCCCCTTTAATGAAAATGGCCCGGCGGGGAGAAACGCCGGGCCACTCAGAGCAATCAACCCAACCTAGGAGCATCGCGCGTGGAGGGCACGCGATGAGAGTCTTGTAGCACGACTTTTAGTAATAGTCTACTTTTCTCCTATACGGCAGCTCATCGTCCTGCTCGTCGGTCGGCAGCTTGATGAACCCACCCTGTCGGAACCGCATCAGCGCCATGATCGTGGTGTCCACTTGGTCGTCGTTAGACGCGAACGGGAACCCGGCAACTTCCTCGACCAGCTCCTCGGCCCAACGTTTTGGCGGTACCCACACAAGCCCCGACGAGATGATGTCCGACACCGAGTTCAGACGTGCCATCTTGCTGTTGGGGTTGTTAGCCGTGCCCCGCACAGGCGTGTACTCCTGCACCATGACCCCAGCCCGTCTCATCTCCTGATACAGCGGCGTCCCCGAGCTCTTCTTTTCTACGATGAACGCGTCGGGCTCCCACTCCTGATACTCCTCCATGGACAGGGCCTTGAGCTCTGGGAACTCCATGCGCCGCTTGATGGCGTTGAGCAGGATGATCTGGTGCATGTTCTCCTCTTCATTGTAGAACACCCCCCACGTGGTCAGCGACGTGAAGTCAGCCCGGTTGTTAGCCTCTGCCGCGGCGTCGAGCGCCATTATGATGTACTCAACGTGCGGCGGGTCGTCGTCCGGCCACAGCCTCCACCAGTCCCGCTTGATGATTGACGCTTCCTCGCCCGTGGGGTTCTGCTGGTACTGCGCGTTCCACTGGAACACCGGCATTGACGCCTTTGTCCGCAGGAGTGCCGTCAGGTCGAAGAACTCAGGCCACAGAGCCTTCTGCACGATCTCACCGGTGGCCTTGTCCTCGATCTCCAGAATCGCCGGGTACTCCACGACCTCATACTGGTCGGAGCCCTCGTTGTTGGTCATGTCCTGAATCAGCCGCCCCGTCATGTCGTTTGCGTGCCACCGTGTATGCACGATAGCCACCCGCCCTCTGGGCATCAGACGCGTCCGAGCCCCGAACGCAAACCAGTCGTAGGCTTTGTCGAAGGCCGAGAAGTTACCGTTCAGCACGTCCTGTTCGGAGTGGGGGTCGTCAACCAACAGCAGGTCAGCACCGCGGCCCGCGAGGGCCGAGCCGACGCCTGTGGCGTAGAACTCACACCCCGTGCTCGTGGTCCACCGCCCGGCGGACTTACTGTCAGACGAAAGAGCGAGGTTCGGAAACACCTGCTGGTAGGGCTCGGAGTCGATGATGTTCCGCACCTTCCGCCCGAAATCCACAGCCAAATCGGCGGTGTGGGACACCAGCATGACCTTCTTCCCGGCGTTTCTGCCGATGAACCATGCCGGATAGTAGGTGGACACGAGCTGACTTTTGCCGTGGCGGGGCGGGATGTTGACGCACACCCGGTCTTTCTCCCCTCGCTCAATAGCCATCAGCTGGTCAGCCAGCAGTCTGTGGTGCCGTCCGACCTTATAATTGGGGTCCATCCACTGGCAGAACGCGATCAGGTCGTCTTTTGCAGCCTTGAGACGGGCACGTTTGTCCAATTCCTCGAGCATGCGCTCGACTTCGATGATCTCGGCGTCGTCCAAGGCATCGACGTTCTGCAGGAGAGTCTCAAGTTCACGTTTGTCGAAGCCAATGTCACTCATTGG